GAGAAGGAGCTCGAATTTTGTGGAATCCTGTTTTTTACCCCGGTAACCTATCGTGAGGACTTCGGGTCCCTGAGCGTCGGCGCTAAGCCCGATTTGGTCTCAGGTATTAAGGGAGGGAGGAGGGGGGGAGGGGAGGAAGGTGCTGTGCGGTGCTGTGTCTGACTTTCTCTTACGACGCGCTCCTTAGACGCGGTCAGTACCCGCCTGATCTCGAGCACGGATCACCGGCATACGAGGACTCTCCTCGATCGAGGCGGGGATTTTTGTGTCGCCAAATGCTACTTACGGCTGCGCCGCTCGCGTCTCACCACGACGGGGCGTTTCCGCGGCTGCGCTTTCGGTGGGGGCTTCTTGACGATTTGGGCCTGCTCCATGCTTTTCAGCTTGGTAGTGGCTTTGTCGACCAGATACTTTCCTACTCCAATAGCTGCTCTTTTCACATATGGTGCGGCGATGGGAGCGACGACTGAGACGGCGCGCCGAATTTGTGCGGCGAGTGCTGCCCAGTGCAGTGGATTCTCGAAGAACACTCCCAAGTTGGCTAGCGCCATCTGAGATGTGTGATAAGTCTCCAGAGGGATGTGACTGTACCCCACAGTGAATAGTGAGGAAGTATTGCGGAATTCAATGTGCCGATCCAGCTGAATAGCTAAAGTAGTCGATGCCACACTATCAATGTCAGTAAACTGTATAATATTGACATAGGTGAGCAAGTCGTACCGGAACATATAGGCATTCATCTTGTAAGCGCCAGCATAAGAGCTGTCAATGGGTCGGGTGTCAATCGGTGACGGTACACAATCACGATAATCATCGGACCCGAGGTCCGGCAAAGTGAAAGTATACAACCCGTTCTCTAACGCTCCAAAATACCTGTCCCTAGGATGCACTCCGCTAATCGCTGCCGTGTAATTGAAGGACCTGAAGACGTTGAAAGTCTGCAGGTTAACCCTCGCGGCATTGACAGTCCCCTCCTTCTGCATAACAGCGGTCACGTTGGTGAACAGAGCTCCTACTGCCGTGCATCGAGTGCTAGACCAAGGTCTGGTCGACACTCCGATTTCATTCGGGCCGAAAGCCGGCCACATGCACGAGAAAGAGCTGGCTGCTCCAGCGGACGGTGCGCTCAGAGGCGCTGCGCTCGTCATTGCGTTTCCAAAGCCAGTGCAGATTCCAATCACGTTGCTATCGGTGGTTGCTTTAATCTCCATATTAACCAACCGCCATGCTATACCTTGTGTACGGGCACCGCTCGACTCAGTCCCGGGGAATACAATCCCCGTGGACAGAAGACCAAAGGTGATGACCACGCCTGACGTATTAGTATCCATCGTAATGGTTTCTACATCGCCGGCGGCAGTCAAAATCTCAATGGCCCATGAGATGAACGTGGTTGGGGCTGGCCCCAACGTGCTCGTCGTAGATAACTCTATGGCGTAATTCATTGCTTGAGGCTGGTATAGGAAATTTCGGCCAAATGCCTGAATGATGGGACATGTGCGATTGATTAACGAACCAGCGGCGATTTTGACGTAAACCTCTTCGACTGATCCGATCTCCATCGTTGTTGCTATCCCACCCGTGGCACGTGCTATGCCGCTATACACGCTTGTGAAGTAACTAAAAGCCACATTTCCCGTTCCAAAGGGGTTGGATTCAACCCACAATGGTAACGCGGGATCCCGGCAGAGCAAAGCTGCGCCCGCGGAATTGGACGCCACTGGGTAGGTGGCTGTGTCCTTGAACCGCAGGACTGATGTCCGCTCGAGGGCCGGAAACGTCGGTGTTCTGATGGCTGAGTGATCACCGGGGATAGCAATAGTAGCTGCCAGATCCCCTAGCGCGTGTGTTGCAATTCTTGTTTTCTGCATTGTGTGTTGTGTTAAATTTTTCCTCCTGGGCTAATTGCGAGAATTTTGATGAGAACTTCATCTTTGGTCACTTAGAGACGCACCCCAATCGATCGATGGGGTCAGCGACGTCTGTGCGATAGATCATCTCCACCACCGGGTCGTAGGCTAACCCGGCGAGACCGTCAGGCATCTTCAGGTCATAAAGAGCAGCCACCGGACCATATTTGATCAGGTGCTCTTCTGTCCAGTTGATGGGTGCTGCCAGACGCATCTGCCTCACCTCCGCCCATGCATAGTAATGGTCGTCACAGATGTCCAGGGGTGGTACAGTCATGTGAGCTTTCAAAAATGTCCGCATGAACGGCAGGGTTGAGTATAGTGGGTAGAAGGAATGAGCAATTCCGCTGGCGAAACGGGCGGGATCTCGGCCCTCAAGTGGGGTCACAGTCCAGAACAATCCGCACATCAGCCTCCCCACTTTTGGAAGTGCGATGTACGTGTTGTATATCGTCCGGTAGAACGTCAGCGAAATGAAACTGGC